ATGCTGCTTTATTCACTGGTCTTGGTGGTAGTGTAAGCCAAGGAACAAGAATATTTGGAGATTTTAGTAAGGCATTTTTTGAAAGCGGTCTCACTGAAAATCTTAGGCAGATGGGGTATACCAGTAAGGATTTAAATGAACTTTTAGCAGTACAGATAGGATTTCAAAAATCTAGTACAGATAATACTGTTGAAGGTCAGGCACGTACAGCTAAGGCTGCTGCTGAACTTGGTGCAGAAATGGATATGGTAGCCAAGTTAACAGGTGTTAGTCGTAGAGAGCAGGAAGAAAAACTTAAAAAAGCAGCAGTTGATGGACAGGTAGAAAGTAAATTTAGATTAATTGCTGCAGAGCAAGGTTTTGAGGCAGAAAAAAAGGCACGTGAGGCCTATGCTCAACAACTACTACAAGCAGAAGCAATAGGTCAAGGGCAACTATTTAAAGAATTTTTTGCCACAGGCACAGCCACCAGTAAGGATGCACAGATGCAATTGGCTTTATTTGGCGATGCATCAATGAAAACAGCAGAAAGTGCTAAAGAATTAAGTTATGCAAATATTGAAGCATCTAAAAGTGCTATGGAAAATGCCAAGCAGGCTAATATGGCTAATCAAAGTAATAGGGCATTATTAACATTAGGGGCTATAGGAGTTGGTGATGCAGCTAAAGCAGTGGCTAAAAATGTAGAAGTAAATGATGCAGCCTATCAAGGCTTGAAAACATTTATGAAAGGCACAGATGATGTCGCTGAAGCAATGAAGAAACAACGTGATGCTATTTTAGAGGAACAAAAAAAACGTGCTGGATTAACTCAAGTTATGATTACAGCACAAGCAAGAATGCAAGATTTTGAAGCAGGTCTAACAAGTATAATAGGTACTTTTATTAAAAATAGTGAACAGAGTAGAGATCCTAAAACAGGTAAGGCTACAGGGTCATTATCAGCATTAGGTGATCTAACACAAAAAGTACCAGGTGGTACAGGTGGAAAAACTAATGACCAGTTGGCTAAGGAGTATGTTGAAAGCAAAGGTCAAGGAAAAAATCTAGCACCTATGCTGGTTAAGGGATTCGAGAAAGCTGGGGGTTTTGAGGCGGCCAAAAAAATCGATACAAAGATTGTCACTACGGTTGAAACAGGGATAGAATGGTTATCTAAAATATATCAAGGGATTAAGGAAATAAGAGATATTAGAAACGAAAAGCCAATAAAACGTGAAGGCGGCAGTATCGAAGCAGCTGGTAAACTGTTTGAAGATTGGGGTAAAGGAACACTTGCTGAACTACATGGATTAGAAGCTGTAATTAAACCAGATCAGATGATGAATTTTGCCAAAGGTATGGGTCAGGAAGGTGCAAGTATAGCCTTTAATAACATAAAAGGAATGTTAACTGGTCAAGAAAAAGGCAAGGGTATTGATATATCTAAAATTGGCAATGAAATAAAAACAACAGTCAGTAAGGTAGAAATTCTAAATTGGCCCAAAGATATTTTTAGTAATGTAAAAATTACTGGTTTACCTTCTAAATCTACTGAATCTGCATCAGCTGATACTAAAAAAAGTGAAGCACAAAATAAAACCGAAAAAGCACAACAAGCTATAAAAGAAAGTGGTGATACATTACCTAAACAAGAAAAAGCACGTACAGAAGCAGAACAGGCTCAGATTAAACAGCAAGAGCAAGAAGCCAAGTTTAGACGAATTGGTATAGAAAAAGGCGAAGCAGCAGAGAAAAAGGCTCGTGAGGATTATGCTAGGGAACAGGAACAACAAGTAAAACTTACTAAATGGCGTGAAGATGAACTAAAAGCAAGAATTATAGGTATTAGAGAAGGCACTGAAGCTGAAAAGAAATTTAGAGATACATTACCTAACCACGAAAAAGCACGTACAGAAGCAGAACAGGCTCAGATTAAACAGCAAGAGCAAGAAGCCAAGTTTAGACGTATCAGTATAGAAAAAGGCGAAACAGCAGAGAAAAAGGCTCGTGAGGATTATGCTAGGGAACAGGAACAACAAGTAAAACTTACTAAATGGCGTGAAGATGAACTAAAGATACAAACTACAGGTATCCGTGAAGGTGCTGAGGCTGCACAAAAAATGCGTGACTCAATAGCCAAGCAAGCAGATGTCAAAACCATAAAGACCAGTGAAACCAAAGTTACAGTAGATGGAAAGAATGTAGATCCAAATAGTCCAGAAGGTCAAGCAGTAATTAAACAAATGGACGCAGTTAAGGCCAACTTAGAAAATAGTATGAGCAGTATGCTTAACTTGACTAAGAATAGTTTTGGTGATATTGCTGAATTAAAAAATGATCAGAGTAAAATTTCAAATACAAAAGTTACAATTAACGGAAAAGATGTAGATCCAAATAGTAAAGAAGGTCAGTCTGTTGTAAAAGAAATGGAGGAAAGTAAGAACAGATTAGAAAAAATGATGTCTAGTATGATGAGCGGAGTAGTAGAAAAACGCACTGAGCCAAGAGAAAGAGAACAAGAAAAATTAACTAATGAAGTAGTTAAAGAAAACTTACCAATTCAAGGATTACAAGAAAAATCAGATAACTTAAAATTAAAAGCTGAACAAGACTATAACGATCATTGGGTCAAGACTAGAGATGAAGCAACTAAAAAAGTTTTAGCATTAGAAGAAAAAGCTGCTCATCAAAAACTAGACAAATTTGAAAAAAATGAATTAGAAAATCAAAAACTTATGAAAGAAGCAGCTGACAGTGAAATCGCTATACGTGCTGCAAATATAGAAAAATATAAAAAGGAAACTGAAGAAACTAAAGTAGTAAAAAATGATACTACAAATGAAATGTCTAATTTGACAAATTTAACAATGAAAGATCAAAAAAATGAATTAGAAAAACAGGCTGAACCAGTACAAAATGTATTTAAGAACATGATTCCTATAAAAGAAATGCAACAACAGCAAAGTCATTTAAAAAGTAAATTGACAGATGAAGAGAAAAAATTTCTAGCAGAGGTCACAAGCCTAAGTAAAGAGCATAAAGAGGAATTGAGGACTAGCTTATGGGAAACTAATAATTTAGATCGTGAAAGTATAGCAAAACATAATGATATTATAAAAGATTTACAAAAGAAAAAGAATGAACGCGAACTTACAGCAGAAGAAGAGCATCAGTTGTCTGTAAGCACTGCTAGTGCAAAGAATATGCAAGACGATGTGGAGAAGCGTCAAGAGCAACTTCACCTAATCAGGAACATGAGACGTTATAACGAACAAATAGAACTAGAAACATTAGAAGAACAGGCACGTAAAGAATTAGAATTAATGAAAGAAGTTGATGCAGAAAAAACTCGTAAAGCAGAGGAATTTAATCAAGAAATAATTAAGGAACAGATTAAGACTGATGATGCTAGATTAGATGCTACAAAGCATGCTAACGATTTACTACAAGAACAATTTTTATTAGCTAATGATGCCATACTTGGTAGTGTTGGAGGTATGACAGATGCAGTGATTTCTGCTCAAGATGTTTTCATGCAGGAAGTTAATGCATTATTTGACATGCCTGTTGATTCTGCCGCAGAAGATCAATTTGAAATGCCTCCTGATTTAGCAGCTAAAGCACAAGAAACTTTAATGCAGGAAGTTAATGCTAGCCTTATTGGACGTGATTTTGACTCAGATATATCTGAGTTCATTGAAAGTAGAGGAAATGATTCTGAAGAGTTAAGGGTAGAAGATCCAGTTGATGCTGGTATTAAAGAACGTGATTTTGACTCAGATATATTTGATTTAATTGAAAGTAGAAGAAATGATTCTAAAGAGTTAGATATGGCAGCAGGCCCAGTTGATATTGGTGTTAATGGACTGGATTTTGACTCAGATATATCTAAGTTAATTACTGGAATGAATTCTAAAGAGTTAGATATGGCAGCAGGCCCAGTTGATATTGGTGTTAATGGACTGGATTTTGACTCAGATGGAAGTAGAAGAAATGATTCTGAAGAGTTAGATATGGCAGCAGGTCCAGTTGATACTAGTGCTGCAGGATTAGATGTAACATCAGCAATGAATAATCTTAGTAGGAGTTTACCTCAAGCACAGGAATTAAATAAAGAACCCCCTAAATCTGAATCTCAATTTAGCAGAATAGATATGGGAGGATTCACTTTAGGACCAAATGGATTACCTATCCCTAAACCCAAAGCACAAGGACAAGAAGCAGCTAATGCTGTTAAACAAGAAAAAGAAGCAGACAAGAACAAAGCCACTCAAGCTAGCGTGAGACAAATTGATAATCAAATAGATAAAACAAATACTGCAAAAGATTCTGATAAAAAACAAAGCGAAGGCGATAAATCTAAGAAAACTCTAGATGATGTGGTCAAGGTTTTAGAACAGTTAAATATGAGCATAGGAAGATTAACTAATAAGGTTGAAGAGTCTGGTAAACAACAGGTACAGGCTACTAAGAATTTGAATGGTAATCTCTATAATGTGTAAGGCATAATATATGAGTTGGCGAAGATATTTCACGCCTGTTAATACGGATGATCAAGGTGGTAATTTAAGTCCATTAACCAATAGAAATGGTAACAGACCTGGACCCGCACGTACAAATTATAGTAGTTTTCTTCCTGACATTTATGTAGGAACACCTAATCGTATTGAAAGATATATGCAGTATGACACTATGGATATGGATCCAGAAATTAATGCAGCATTAGATATCCTTGCAGAATTTTGTACACAAAAAAATAGAGAAAATAATACAACTTTTAGTCTAAGTTTTAAAGATCGTGCCACAAATACAGAAATTCGTGTGTTACGTGAATACTTACAACAATGGTTTAAATTACAACAATTTGACACAAGATTTTTTCGTATTGTAAGAAATACTTTTAAATTTGGTGATGCTTGGTTCATACGTGATCCAGAAACACAAAAATGGTTTAATGTTGACCCCAGCAAGATGGTTAAGATTATTGTCAATGAAAGTGATGGTAAAAAGCCAGAACAATATGTAATAAGAGATATTGCTCCCAACTTTAAAAATCTAGTTGCTACACAGGTACAACAAAGTCCACATCAAACTAATAATCGTGGAAGTAATTATATAGCTGGTGGTGGTATGGCTCGTGGTGCTACAGGTGCTTATCCAACTCAGTATGGCGATCGCTTTAGTTTAAACGAAAATGAGATGGCTATAGATGCTGCTCATATTATACATTTAAGTTTAAGTGAAGGATTAGATAATAATTATCCTTTTGGTAATAGCCTACTTGAACAAGTTTTTAAGGTATACAAACAAAAAGAATTACTTGAAGATGCTATTTTAATCTATCGTATACAACGTGCTCCAGAACGTAGAATTTTTTATATTGACGTAGGAAATATGCCCAGTCACATGGCTATGAGTTTTGTTGAGCGTGTTAAAAATGAGATACATCAACGTCGCATACCAAGTCAGAATGGTGGTGGTGTCAATATTATTGATAGTGCCTACAACCCATTAAGTATTGGTGAGGACTATTTTTTCCCACAGACAGAAGGTGGCAGAGGTAGTAAGGTAGAAACACTAGCAGGTGGATCAAATTTAGGTGAAATTGATGATTTAAAATATTTTACAAATAAATTATTTAGAGCATTACGTATACCTAGCAGTTATTTACCTAGTGGTCCAGATGATGGACAGCAACAATATAATGATGGTCGTGTAGGTACTGCCTATATTCAAGAACTGCGTTTTAATAATTATTGTATTAGATTACAAAGCCTCTTGACTAGTGTATTCGATGAAGAATTTAAGAGATTTTTATATCATCGTGGTGTAAACATTGATACAGGTTTGTTTGAACTAAAATTTCAATCTCCTCTAAACTTTGCTGCTTATCGTCAAAGTGAGATGGATGGGCAACGTATTAATACTTACAACACAATACAACAGATTCCATATATTAGTAAGCGTTTTGCTCTTAAGAGATTCCTAGGTTTGAGTGAAGAAGAGATGGCAGAAAACGAAAATCTTTGGCGCCAAGAAAAGGGTATGGCACCTATTACTGGTACTGATGCCAGCGGTGAATTACGTAGTGCAGGACTTAGTGCAGCAGGTATTGATAGTGATCTTGAAATGGCAAGTGATACTACCGCACCAGAGGATATGACAGCAGGTATGCCTGGAAGTATGCCTCCAGGAACTGACACAGGTATGGGAATGACACCACCAGCAGCAGCTAGCCCAGTGCCAATGTAATAAATACATGATGATTCTTCGAGAACTATTTTACTTAAATCCTGAGACAAATAGGGTTAGCAATGACTTTAGGGTTAATTCAGCACGAAATATTGAAGAACTTATGCGTAGTGACACAAGAAAAACAAGATTAACCTTAAAACAGATAAATGATTTACGTAAGGCATCTGAAGCACACATTTTAGAAACAGAAGAAGAAATGCAATTTGTTCAAAAAATGTATGGCACTGATCCAGCTCAACCCGCTGGTTAAATTTTTTAAAGGATAACTATGCAACCATTCGAACACGGTCCAATTGAGGGCTTAATCTGTCAGCAACACAAGGATTTTCAACATCCTTTTCGTAAATTTTTTAATGAAGTAAAACCTACAACAGTAATAGAAATTGGTATAGGACAAGGTGCTACAAGTATAGCGTTGAACAGAATTTTGAAAGAAGTTGGTCACCAATATCAAATGATTAGTTATGAACTGTATCCACAGGGATGGTATTCAATGTTGAGCAATGAGGGCATTCTTGTAAGAATTTGTAACCTTTTCACAGATGATTATCAAAATATTCGAGAAAGTAACAAGCAAGAAATTGTAGGGAATCTTCAGCGTGAAGGTATTACAGTATTGCTTTGTGATGGCGGTTTAAAGAAAATGGAAGTTAATTTACTTACTGATTACTTAAAGCAAGGTGATTTTGTAATGGCACATGATTATGTGAGAAATGTTGAATACTTTGAGCAAGCTATTAATCATCGTATATGGAATTGGTGCGAAATTACTGATGCTGACATACAAGAAACTATAGATAGAAATAAATTAGAAGATTTTATGCGTGATGAATTTCAAAGTGTAGCTTGGATGTGTCGTCGTAAACTTTTATGAGAAGAAATTTCGTGTTTGGTAATGGTAGAACACGATTAAATATAGATTTTCATGAAGTTGAACCATATGGTTTAATCTATGCATGTAATGCCGTTTATAGAGTATATGCACCAGATTTTTTAGTGGCAGTTGATCGTAAGATGATAGATGAAATAGCTAAAAGTAATTATCAACTTAGACATGAAGTATGGACATATCCTTTTTTTAATAATTCGAATTATAAAAATTTTAATTTTATAGATCCTAATATGGGTTGGAGTAGTGGACCTACTGCTCTTTATCTCTGTACTAAACATGAACCTAATGAGATTTATATTTTTGGATTTGATTTTGAAGGTCTAGAAGGCAAATTGAATAATGTATTTGCTGATACAGACAATTATAAGCGCAGTTTTGACTCAGCAACTTATTACGGTAATTGGTATAAACAAACAGAAACTATTATAAAAGAAAATACAAAAATAAGGTATATAAGAGTAACTATTCCAAATTTTTTCTCACCAAAATGGAGTTATGATAACTATTCTGAAATAACTTATGAAAACTTTAAAAAGTTATTATCAGGATGGAGAAAAATACGCTAATTTTCTACCATTATTCACCTTTTTTTACGAATATTTGTAAATATAATAGTACAGCTCATTACCTATAGGAGACCAAAATGGGAGATCGTTCAAAATTCGAACAGATGCTTGAATACCTTATTAATGATGAGGAAAATAAAGCACGAGATTTATTTCATGATATAGTTGTGGCTAAGAGCCGCGAAATCTACGAGAATCTATTAGCAGAAGATTTTGAAGAAGAAGAGACCGATGAAGGTCGTGATGAGGATGATGAGGATGTAGAAGAGAATATGGGCATGATGCCACCTCCTGAAGAGGAAGGCATGATGGGTGTGCAAGATGCAACCGATGATATGATGAATGACGTAGAAGCCAGTGATGATGATATGGCCGACATGGACGGCGATATGGACGACATGGATATGGGTAATGATAGTGAAGAAGAAATAGGTGACCGTTTGGACGATCTAGAGTCAGAGCTAGAAGCATTAAGAGACGAATTTGAAAGCCTAATGGGTGATGAAGGCGGCGAAGAAGATGATGACATGGACTCCATGGACGGCGAGGATGATATTAGTGACGAAGAAGATGATGATGAAATGAAGGATGCCATGGCTTTCGAAAAGCGTGGCGACGATGATGACGATGATGAAGAACAAACAGATGAAGACTTTATTCGTGAATATGTAGAAAAAGTAGGTGGCGGTAATTATAACACTTGGGGTAAGATGGGTGATGATGGTGCTAATACAAAAAGTATTATAGACAACATGAAAAATGATATGGGCGGAACAACAGCCAATATTCTAAATGGTGGCGAATATAAAGGTAAAGAAGTAGGAGCTGGAAGTACAATTGAAGGCAATGGTGTTTTTAAACAAACCAAACCACAACTACAAGATGGTGGTAATATCAATGTTCCAGGCGGAAAGGCTGGTAAAACAGCATTTAAGAAGAGAGAGCCTGGTCATGGTCCAGAGAAGAAAGGCCCAGCAGAAGGTCAAGGATTGGGTTCAGGATCAGGTGGTCCACAGGGTCAAGTAGGTAGTATTAACACTAAGAGTCCAATTAGCGGCGCACCAAAAAGAGCTAAGTAACCACATATAGATGAACTACTTACGAGAAAACTTGAGTTTTGATCAGGCACGTATAGTGGTCGAAAGTCAAGGAGAGAACGGCAAAGACCTTTATATGAAAGGTATTTGTATTCAGGGAGGTATAAAAAATGCCAACCAAAGAATATATCCTGTAGACGAAATAGAAAGAGCTGTCAAAACTTTGAACGATCAAATCTCAGGAGGATACAGCGTTCTAGGTGAAGTGGATCATCCTGATGACCTAAAGATTAATTTGGACAGAGTTAGTCACATGATTACAGAAATGTGGATGGACGGTCCAAATGGTTATGGAAAGTTTAAAATACTGCCAACACCCATGGGACAATTAGTAAGAACTATGTTAGAAAGTGGAGTTAAGTTGGGAGTAAGTAGTAGAGGGTCAGGCAATGTCAGTGGAAATGGTACTGGCAAAGTCAGTGATTTTGAGATTATCACAGTAGATGTGGTAGCTCAACCCAGTGCCCCAGGAGCTTATCCAACACCAATCTATGAACACTTGATGAATAATCGTGGTGGTTATAGAGCCTTACGCATAGCGGAGGAAGTGAAGAAAGATCCTAAGGCGCAGAAGTACATTAAAGAGAGCCTATTATCAGTAATAGGCAAGCTCCGATAACAAGAGGAGAATCACAATGTTGGATGTATTAAAAGGCTTATTTGAAAACAATGTGATTAGCGAAAACATTCGAGCTCAAATTGAGGAAGCATGGGAAGCCCGTGTAGCCGAAAATCGCGAACAACTCAGTCAGCAATTAAGAGAAGAATTTGCTCAACGATATGAGCATGATCGTAGTGTGATGATTGAAGCCATTGATAGAATGGTAACAGATCAATTGTCACCTGAAATTGCTGAGTTTGCGGAAGATCGTAAACAATTAGCTGAAGCCAAAGCCAAATATGCAATTAAGATGAAGCAGGATAGTGCTGTATTAAAGGAATTTATTACACGTAGTCTTGCTAAAGAAGTCAAAGAATTGCATGAAGATCAAAAGTTAATGGCAAACAAATTTTTTAAACTTGAAGAATTTGTGGTAGAAGCACTCGCTAATGAAATTGCAGAATTTTATACAGATAAGAAGGATCTAGCTAAGATTAAGGTTAAGTTAATTAAAGAAGGTCGTCAACAGCTAGGTAAGATGAAGAAAGAATTTGTTAAGCGTGCCGCAGTAATGGTAGAACAGGTTGTTACAAATAGTTTGAATACAGAACTTATACAACTTAAAGAGGACATTGAAGCAGCCCGCAGAGCAGATTTTGGTCGTAAAATATTTGAAGCATTTAGCAACGAATACCAGAACAGTTATTTAAATGAGAAATCAGAAACAAGTAAGTTGCTTAAGGTCATAAACAAGAAGGACTCCGCTATTAACCTAGCTAATACAGTAGCAGTTAAAGCTCAGAGAGTTATAGAAGGCAAAGACATGCAAATTCGTCGTATGAAAGAAGCAGCACACCGTAAGGAACTTATGGGCGAGTTGTTAGCTCCACTAAGCGCAGAACAAAAGGGAATTATGAGTGAACTTTTAGAAAGCGTACAAACTAAACGACTAAACGAAAGTTTTAACAAGTATCTACCAACAATTATTGAAGGTAGTACAGGTACAACTAAAAAAAGACAGGCACTTGTAGAGGCAAAAGAAATTACGGGTAACAAGGTTACCACACAAAAGACAAACAGCAGCGAACTTGATAGTAACATCTATGATATCCGTCGCCTCGCTGGACTTAATTAAGGAGATTAAAATGTCACAACTACTAACAAATCGTTGGCAGGAGACAAAAGAGGCTTTACTTGAAGGCCTCCAAGGCACAAAAAAATCAGTGATGGGTGTAACTCTTGAGAATACTCGTAGGTATCTCGCAGAAACAGCAAGCGCTGGTACTACTTCTGCTGGCAACGTCGCAACATTAAACCGCGTGATCCTTCCAGTGATCCGTCGTGTTATGCCAACCGTTATTGCTAACGAGTTGGTTGGTGTACAACCACTAACTGGACCAGTTGGTCAAATTCATACTTTACGTGTACGGTACGCTGATTCAGTTGGCGCTAACGGTGACGTTGTTGGAACAACAGCTGGTGAAGAAGCACTAAGTCCATTCAAAATTGCTGAGCAGTATTCCGGTGCTAACAACGGTAAGGCTGCAAGTACAGCTACCATGGAAGGTGTTGCTGGTCGTAGAATGAGCATTCAGATCCTCAAGCAAACAGTTGAAGCTAAAACTCGTAAGTTAAGCGCTCGCTGGACATTTGAGGCTGCACAAGATGCACAAGCTCAACAAGGTATTGACATAGAAGCAGAAATCATGGCTGCTCTTGCGCAAGAAATTACTGCTGAAATTGATCAAGAAATTTTAGCAAGTCTTTCTTCATTGGCTGGCAACGCTTTAGTAACATTTGATCAAGCTACTGTAAGTGGTACAGCTACATTTGTTGGTGACGAACATGCTGCATTGGCAGTGCTAATTAACCGTGTTGCTAATATTATTGCTCAACGCACACGTCGTGGTGCTGCTAATTGGGCAGTAGTAAGTCCACTAACATTGACTATTCTACAAAGCGCAACAACAAGTGCATTTGCTCGTACAACAGAAGGTACATTTGAAGCACCAACTAACACCAAGTTTGTTGGTACATTAAACGGCGCAATGAAAGTATATGTAAATACATATGCAAGTGATGCAGATCCAATTATTGTTGGATACAAAGGTAGTAGCGAAAGTGATGCTGCTGCATTTTATTGTCCATACATTCCATTGATGAGCAGTGGTGTTGTTCTAGATCCATCAACTTTTGAACCAGTCGTATCATTTATGACACGTTATGGTTATGTAGAGTTGACAAATACAGCAAGTTCTCTTGGTAATGCAGCAGATTATCTTGGCAAGGTAGGAATTAATCGTCCTAACGTCAAGTTTAGCTAATCTAAACAGGAACTTATGTTATATTAAAAGGCACCGTTAAAGGTGCCTTTTCTATTAAATATGCTTACTTTTTTAGGAATCTATATGGATATAGAGTTGCATATTTTTACAAACAGCACAATACATGCACCAGACACTTGGCACATAGAAAATACATATCGTAGCTTTAAAGAAACTTGGAAAAAAGATATGCCAGTAACAGTATGGTGTGATCGTAATCCAAATAAAGAACGTTGTGAAGAATATATTGAAGCTTTGCGTAAGTTATTTCCTATTGTTAATACAGAGGTAGGTGGACTAAGTCATGGGTATCATCAAGCGGTAAGAGGGTGCGATACAGAATTTTTATTTATGTTAGAACACGACTGGGAATTTTATGCTAATCGTATATTTCATAAATTGGATCAAATTTTAGATGGTATGCGTAAAGATAATATTTTACATCTTAGGTTTAATAGAAAACCGGCCAATGAACCTGATGCACACGCCAGTTTTGGACATGATATAGAATGGGAAGATTATGAAGGCAGTGTATTTCCCTACGCTATGGTTAAACAGGTAAGTAACAATCCTCATATCATCAATAGACAGCGTTGGTTAGATGAAGCAGCACAACACACTCACTATATAAGATTTGGTGGTGAATATGGACTTGAAGAATATTTAACAGCCAGTCCTATTAGAGGTGCTATATATGGCCCAAGAGGTCACCCACCAACTATCAAACACACTGATGGTAAAGATCCAGAATTTAAAAAGTAAAATTTATATAAATAGTTAGTCAAAAAGACTTACGCCGTACCCGCAGCGTAGACTTAGAACGTCAATAAGGAGAAAAACAATGGGTCGTCCATTAACTAAAGATGTAAATGGTGTTAGAGTCCTTGGAACATTTGGAACTAACACACCCGGTGATAAAAGTGCAGGAATTAGGGTAAGTGGTAGATTTCAAGATGTTACAAATACTGATTATTTTTTAGTAAAACAGCGTGGTGCAAAAACTTATATTGTTAGTCGTGATGGATCAACAATGCAATTAGGTATTTTAGCTCCAAGTGTTAATAAAGATGGTGATATTGTTATTTTAGGTAGTATACAAGGCGTGACACCCGGTAATATTTCTATTGCTAAATTGACTAAACGTATTGCTACTGATTTTGAAGGCAATCGTTATAAATGGTACTTAAGTAACTTTGAAGATAGCAGTGGTGACACACTCGTTTTAATTCCAGTATAATATGTCAAAAGTACTACGTATTTCACAAGGTGGTTACAAGATTATAACTGAGCCAGGTAGCGAGATCAAGTTAGATACTGGTCTTGGAATAGGCAAAGTTAAAATTACTGGTGATCTTATTGTGGAAGGTGATAGTACAAAAATACAAACAAGTGTTTTAGAAGTTGAAGATAATATAGTTATAATTAATAAAGCAAATACTGTAGCAGCAGCTACTTTTCCAGGTATAGTAAACGGTCAGGCTGGTATTGAAATTCAAAGAGGCCAAGAGTCGGATGGTGATCCAGATACTCCACATCTAAGATTTGTATATGATGATAGTTTAAGTTATTTTCCACCTAACAATGTCAATCTTAATATCGGAGCATTTGTTTTTAAGAGAGTTGATAATAATCAATTAGTTGGTATAACTACCAATTTTATTCAAACACTTAATAGTGATTTGCATTTTAACACTGGAGACGCAGGAAAAATATCAATTAGGACTTCAGGTGCAACACCATATGAAGAGCGTTTAAGCGATAATGATGATATACCTAATTTAAAATATATAAAATCATATGTTAGAGCTGAAGCAGGTTCAGCTATTATTGAAAAAATTAGTAGATATTATCAAGATGAAGATGATGCTGTATTTGATACAAAAACTGGTGTTGAGGCTAGGGATGCTTTGGCTGGTGATTTAAGCACAGGTGTATTTTTTACTGTGGCTTTAGGGCCGCCTGGACCAAATGGTACTTTAGGGGCGGCCAGACAAGTTTTTCAGGTTGGTAATTTTAATCGTAAAGGATTATTTGTAGGGGATAATTCACCAATTGGTGGATCTAAACCACATTTAAAATTATATGTAAATGAACCGCCACCTGGAAATACTATAGATACAAAATATAGTTATATAGAAACTGACAATGGACCATTAGTTTTAAACCCTGAAGATGGATTAGTAAAATTAAAAAATAAATTAGAAATTGAAAATTTACAGGTAACTGCACCTAATCCCCTTCCTGTTTCAAATACAAATACAATATATAGTAGAATCGACCAAGGTGCAGGTGGAACTGGGATTTATTTTTCTAATACAGTAACCAGCGGTGAAATTTGTAGTGCTGCTAAGGCACTAGTTTATGGATTAATATTTTAAGGAATATTCATGGCGTTACTAAGTTCTTCAGTTGGACAGACTGCTACTTTGATATTTGAAGTGAACGGTCCAGGATTTAGAGATGACTATCCTGGAACAAGTTACGCCGTTACCAGCATGTTTTTTTGTAATCTCAGCAATAACCCAACTAACTTAACACTATATCTTGTACCAAACGGATCAAGTCCTACAAATAGTAATACTATTTTTAAAAATTTAAATATTCAAGGATTAGACACGTTTGCTCTTGACACAGAAAAGGTTATTTTAGATAATGGAGATAGTATCTTTGCAGCAGCAACAAATACTGATATGAGTGTTGTATTAAGCATTGTAAGGGTAGCCTAATGAAATTTTATCGTACTTTAAGATTAAACAAACAGCAGGCTAAAGCCACTGAATTAACTTATCGTACAGATGGTCAGATTATTATGGATATACCAAATCCTAGTCCAGGGCAACCACGTCCAGCAGGTCTACCTATTCTTAGAGCTCTTAGAATTCCTACAGGTACTGGTGATCCTGCTTTTACACCAGGTACTCCAGAGAATGAAAGACCCTTAATTCCTTATGATATTAATGGATTATTAAGATATAACACCAGTCTAAATGCTTTGGAAATTTATAGTAATGCAAAGTGGTTACAATTACGTGCTAAGGAACCTGCTAATATAGTACAGCAAACATTCACTCCCCCTCCACTAGTGGGCATTGATAACAGTAAAACTTATGTAGATGGTACAGAAATTTATTTTGGCCCATTATTGGGGCCACAAGATCAACCACCATTTACAGAACGTAGTATATTTGTGTATGTAGAAAATGTTCCACAAATTCCAGGAACTAATTATTCTCTTATAGAAAGTACAGATTTTCAAGGCTATAACCCACCTTATCTTACAGGCGTTTACCTACAATTTAATGAGCCCCCACCCGTAGGCAAAAATATCACAGTAATTCACGGATTTGATTAATATTTTTTAGAAATTGATAAATATTTTTTGAACAACTAAGACAACTTAATTGTTCTATCAAACTGTGGTAAACCAGCAAAGAGCCTGAAAAGGATGTGAATTTGGTTAACCGTGAAACACGGGGTTGAGGAGCGCAAATGGCCATTGGTCGTATATCCGGTCAGCTCTTAAAGGACAATTTACTCAGAGATAGAGTAAATTTGAAATTTGAGAATGATTTGTTATTTTTATTTGTCAACAGTAATAATGCTGCGGAACATAGAATTGGTATAAAAACAAATGCTCCAAAACCAAATAGTGCATTAGACGTAAACGGTAAAGCCTGGATCAATGAAATTGAAACAGAGATGTTTACTAGTGATAACGTTGAAATAAACGACAATTATATAAGAAGCTCCATAGGTGATCTAGTATTAAGAGCCGCTACCAGTAATGATGGCATCTTAATTACTAATAATGTAAAAGTAGAAGGAAATCTACATGCAACAGGAAACATTACAGCAGATGGTAGTTTAACACTAGGTGATGCTGACACAGATGATATTATTTTTCAAGCAGATATCAATAGTAATATAATTCCAAATATACATCAAACTTATGATTTAGGCAAAGATACAAAGGCTTGGCGTAGAGTATTTGTTGATGATTTAAGATTAGGAGATCCAGAATTATTAGATGGATATGATTTTGCACAAACTAGTATACCAGGATCTGGAACTCTTCCAGCAAAAATTTTTACAGGTATCACTGGTGATAACTATACCAAAATTAATAATAACGTAACAGATGGTCATTTGGCTCTAAGTTCAAACGGTAATGGGCTTATCGAATTGGTCAATGATACTAGAGTACATCAAGACCTAAACGTATTAGGTGATATTGCTACAGATAATGCAAATTATATCCTATTAGGAGATCCAGAATATGGTATACTGGATGGTGCAGTAGGAATGACACCACAAACTAGTCTTACAGATGGAGTTGCTCAATTAAATCTAACATTGACTTTATTGGTACCTCCATCACCCCCAAGTTTTCCAAATGGACAACAATTACCTATAGCAAATTTAGAAATAAGAATTATAAATTTGCCTGCTGCTAATCAATTATTGAATAATAATCCTATTACCGCTCCTAGCAGAGGTACACAGATTTTAGTTTCAAGAAATAGTAATTTTATTACTAATCCATTACCTTCAACAGGACCAGGTAATAGAGGCACAATCACTGTAAAAAGAAATCAAGCAACCACGGTTACTAAGTTACTGACTTATGGAAATAGTACGCAGATTATAACAACAGTATTCACAGGTACAACAAATGGCAGTCAGGAAGTTAAGTATACTCAACCAAGTGCAGGTGTTTTAATTGTTGGTTATTTGATTAGAACAGCTGATGCACAAATTCCATTTGGTGGTTTACAGAATAATCAAACATATATCATTACTGCTATTAGTAGTAAGGTTATGAAAATATCTATTTATAATGTTGCCACTGGAAGTATTGGAGCTCCTTTTGTTGCCACAAGTACTGCTACAGGTTCAATGACTTTTAGTTCAATTGATGATACAGGAGATTATACACTGTTAGATACTAATCTGTACCTAAGCAATAATGTAGCTTATCCATTAACTACTCCAGGATTCCACGAAGTGGTTGATTATCAGGTTAATGGTATTAATACTCCAGCAGGATGGAACACTGTACAAATTATTCATAGTGATGCAGGTCAAACCCCATTCACATTGACAACTGATACAGGAACTAATAGTGGTATTTGGTATTATGATAGCAGTCCAACTCTTACCCCAGTTTTTAGTTCTCTAGTTTTTAATTTAAAAACACAAAGTCTTAATTATTCAAGCACTATACCACATTATAATAGTAGTACCAAGTACCAGTGTAGTTTTATTTTAACTTGGAATGGCGGTGAGACTGGTCATGATTCAGTTAATTATCCATTAATTAGAACAAATGATAATGGACCATGGCAAACTGCAGGTAGTAAAACTTATGCGGATTTAGCCTATACATATTTGGAACCAACTACTACAGTTTCTAATGGTGTAGGTCCTAATAATACAGATTTTACATTTAATGTAATAACAGGCTTTGGTGCTTGGACTACATTAACTACAGTTCCAGAATTTAGGGTAGATAATAGTTACTCAAGTGAAGTTACAAGTACATTGCCACCACTTAATGCTATAATTTTATATAAAACTGGAACAAATGGTAGTGCAAATTTTCTAGAAGAAACTAATATTGCTTTTACATCAGCAGTAGGTGGAAGTACAGCTGGCGCAAGAAGATGTGTAAATCCAGATGCTGGTGTTGCTGGTCAGGATACTCCAGTATTTACAGCAGGTAGTGAATTGTTTAATAGTCAAAATAGTACATTGTTAGTCACTGATGCAATTGTAGTAGGAACATCGCCAGGTGTCAACAGTTTGAAGCATGACAGAACAAATTATTCTATAGGTTATCTACCAGCTGGCCCAAATCTAAGTGGGCGTAGCGCAACAGAACCTCAGTATTTTACATTTAGATTTACAAGATCAGGAGTTAGTAAGTTTAGTTTAACATATGCAACAACTACTGGTGTAGCGGCAATTTATTGTGCTATGCCTGGAGTAGGTGGGACTGTTAGTAGTTTAAATAAGTGGTTAGATTTAAGGATTGATAATAGTTTAGCCAATGGTTGTGCATTAGGTGGTAATATGAATCCTAGTGCTACAGGCACTTTGACTTATAATTGCAGTTTTGGTATATTAAATTCAACGAATGCAGATGGTGAAGAAATTTGGGTTAGAATTAGATTAAATTCAGGACAGAGAATTACAAGATTAACATTAGGTACTAGTACAGTTTAATAGGATGATATAATGGCAGTATCAATTGAAACTAAAGTAGATTTACTATTAAAAAAGTTATCAGGTGTAACTAAAACTGATACACCTGTAAACAAAAGCGTCAGTAATGAGGTAATAGCAAGTCCTAGTCTTAATAGAGGCGATCGTATTTGGCTTAATAGTTATTTAATTCCTACGACTGCTAATCCAACATTAGGAACTGTTGAAAGTTATTTTCAAAATAATAGAGTTGAATGTGTACCAGATACCACTAGTCAAAAAGTCAGTAATGTATATCCAACTTGGAAGACTAATTTAACAGATTGGATACCCCCAGAGTTTGACAGTGTAAATATTGTAAACTCTTATAGAGTAAAAGTATTTTATGGTGAATCAGGCATTGTAGATCCTACAGCAAGTATCTCTAATCAACAAATTTTTGCTGATGGAAATTTAGGTGTAGGTGAATGGAACTTTGATTATCAAGCAGGTGTATTGAATTTTTATGGTGGGACCATCCCAAGTAATATGAATTCTTCACACGTAATTTATATTTTAGGTTTTAGATATGTAGGCCCAACAGGATTTAATAGTGTATTCAAAGTTGATACACCTATTATGCGTGGTAATTTACTACTACCCACATTGATAACACTGCGTGGTGATACAGTAATAGAAAAAAATGTAGTAATCAAAGAAGATTTAGAAATACAAGGTGGTGATATCACTACAAATCAAACTGTATTCAATTTGTTGAATACTCAAGCACTTACCGTTAACTTTGCTAGGGAAGCAACAAACATTCAAATTGGCAGTAGTGATGGTATTACTAATATTAATAATAATTTAGATGTAGACGGTAACCTAAACATTGGTAGAGATTTAGATGTGGATGGTGATGTTAACATTGATGGTCAGGATTTAAAAACAACCAGTACAACATTTAATCTACTACCAGATACTGCTCAAATAGTTAATTTTGCCACAGCAGCCACTGATCTAGTAATTGGTGCAACAAGCGGTACGACACAAATTCGTAATAGTTTAGATGTAGATGGTGACGTCAACGTAGATGGTGATTTTCATATTGGTAAAGATTTAGATGTTGATGGCGATTTAAACATTGACGGTGGTGATTTAACAGTAAGCACCTCTATATTTAATTTGGCCAATGCTACTGCTACAACTATCAACTTTGGTGGTGCAGCCACAGTTATTGAAATTGGTAGTAGTCAAGGTAGTACTAATATTAATAATAATTTAGATGTGGATGGTGATGTTAACATTGATGGTCAGGATTTAAAAACAACCAGTACATCATTTAATCTACTTCCAGACACTGCTCAAACAGTTAATTTTGCCACAGCGGCTACTGATCTAGTAGTTGGTGCAACAAGCGGTACTACACAAATTCGTAATAGTTTAGATGTAGATGGTGATGTTAACATTGATGGTGATTTTCATATTGGCAGAAATGTAGATGTTGATGGCGATTTAAACATTGACGGTGGTGATTTAACTGTAAGTACAGCGCAATTTAATCTTGTTAATGAAAATGCTACAACAATTAACTTTGGCGGTGCAGCTACAATTATAGAAATCGGAAGCCAAGAAGGTATTACCAATGTTAACAATAATCTTGACATTGATGGTGATGTCAACATTGATGGTGGTGACTTAACTGTAAGCACAGAAACATTTAATCTTGCAAATACTACAGCAAAAACTGTAAATTTTGCAGGTCAGGCTACAAACATTGAAATAGGCAGCAAGGAAGGTGATACCAGCGTAAACAATAACCTAAGAGTAGATGGTATTGTTGATGTTAATAATAGTTTGTATGTTGAAGGTCAAGCAAGAGTAAGTAGAAGTTTAGAAGTTGAAGATAGCGTCAAGGTACAAAGGGAATTAGAAGTTGAGGGAGATACACAAATTACAAGAGACTTGTCCGTAGGAGGTTACATCAAAGCGGGCATGTTGGTTGATACAATGATAGATTGTGGGGAGTACTAAAGTACTATTTTAAGAAATTTTAATAAATAAGTGAGTATGAATTTTTATTCAAAAGGAACATAAATGAGCACAAATATTAGATTTAAACGCAGTGATATACCTGGTAAAATACCATCACTTGATAGCATTGACCTAGGTGAATTAGCAATTAACACCGCTGATGGTAAACTTTTCACAAAGCAAGAAGTAAAAGCAGGAGCAGGTGTAGCAGCTATTCAAAAAATTATTGAGATTGGAGCTTCTGAAGTACCTAACGTACTCTATGTTGCCAAGAACGGTGATGATAGTAATAGTGGAAGGACTTTAGGTCAAGCTTTTTTAACTCTAAAGAAAGCCTTAAGCATATCGACTCCTGGGACAACTATTTTCTTAAAGAGTGGGGAGTATATTGAAGACAATCCTCTACGTGTTCCAGCTCGTGTGTCAATTGTTGGTGACAATTTGCGTAATACCACTGTTCGTCCTAAGAATGTAACTAAGGATATATTTTGGGTATACAACGGTGCTTATATATTCTGTATGAATTTTAAAGGACATATTGCCCCAAGTGCGGCAGTATGTTTTCCACCAGATGGTAGTGCTGGTGAGATAGTAACCAGTCCATATACTCAAGCTGTTACAAGTATTACAACTACTGGTACAGGTATGCGTGTTGATGGCGCAGTGACAACAGGTCTACGTTCAATGGTTTGTGATGCGTTTACACAGTACAATCAAGGTGGTATCGGTATTTACATGTTGAACAGAGGTAATACTCAGCTTGTATCTATCTTTACAATTTGCTGTGACATTAGCTTTATGTGTGAGAACGGTGGTTTCTGTTCAGTTAACTTATCAAATAGCTCATTTGGTAATTTTGGTTTAGTAAGTCGTGGCGCAAGTGAACCTCTATATAGAGGTGTTGTTAAGAAAAGTGCTGGTCGCCAGATAACATTTAAGAATTTAGCTAAGCGTCCAAATATTGGTGATGGCGTACTTTTTGCTGATTATAATCAAGTTACATGTAACAGAGACAATGGTCTAGTAGTGGATGGTCTAGCATTTGATTTATTATATGAAGGTACTACTCAAAGTACATTTGCTGGCCTACGTTATTGGAAAAAAGACAATTTAATAACTCCAATAGAGCAGTTAGCCCCAACAGTTGCAGCTATTAAACGTGCTCAAATAGTTGCTAAGGGTGTAATTGCTGGTACAAACGGTACAATTGCAGGTCAAGTTTTACCTGGTACTTTAAGTATTCAACCTGGCAATTCAACAGCTCAACGTCTAGCTGGCGAAGCCTTTGGGATTGTTGCTGCGATTGTGGAAAATGGCCCAACCAGTCCAAGCCTAATTGTAGGCCCAGATTTGGACGCAGCGGAACCAGAATATAAAACTTTAAGAGAAACAGTATTAGATAGACAAAGTCAAATTGTTGATCAAACTATTGACTTTTTAACAAAGAATTATCCAAGATTACCTTATAGTAAATCAAAATGTATGAGAGATTTATCACTTGTTATCAGTGCCATAGCAGATGATATGATCTTGGGTACTAATTATAGAACAATTAAGGCAGCTCTTTCTTATCTAAGTTCAACTACAAGCCTTGGTTACACTATTCCAAGTGATCAACGAGATGCAACAAGAGAAGCTTTTAAGTTTGCTAGAGATAAAATTGTACCAATTATACAAGAGGATGCGACCTTATTAGCAAGAGTACAAGCTAATTTTACCATTATTGATGAAACATTAGTTCGTGGTGCAAGTTATATTACTGATATTACATCTGTTGGCAGTAGTGATGACAACAAATTATCTTATCCAATTTTACAAGATACAGATTTAACAGTTAAAAATCTTGTTAATAATTTACAAGCTAACAAAGACTTTATAAAGGCCGAAGTCAACGATTATGTTAAGAAAAACTGGCCAGCAGTTGTAGCTTATGGCTATAATGAGGAGACATGCAAGCGTGATATTGGCTTTGCACTTGATGCCATATGCTATGACATATTATATGGTGGCAATAGTCAAACATTGGATGCAGCTAAGAGATACTTTAATTATGCTAGCGGATTAACAGAACTACGTAGCAGTGAAGAAGTTCCAGCTACGGTTGATGCTTTTGGTCGTGTGCAATTATTAAGTCAGCGTGTGGTAATTTTAGATCCCATTGTGAAACAACAAGTGGAAGTATTTCAAGTGTTCGACAATTTAATAGCAACTACTCAAACGCAAGTTAATAGATTAGGTGGATTGTTTAGTATATTCCTAAAACAACTTGAAACAGATATTGTTGCTACAAGTGACTTTATTCAACCAAATGGTTCACGTACAGATGATAATAATTTAGAATATGCTTATACATTATTACAAGCCAATAAAGCTGCTATTAAGACAGATGTTATCAATTATCTAGCAAGGGCTTTCCCTGCATTTAATTATGATAAAGTTAAATGTGCTCGCGATGTAGGTTATATTGTTGATAGTGTGTGTTTTGATCTAGTGCACGGTGGTAATCGTCAAAGCGTACAAGCTGGTATTTACTATTATGATTTTAATGAAGAAAGTAATGTTTTAAAATCAGTATTGCCAAATCAAATAAAACAAACTGTAAATGCTTATAAGTATATGAAAGAGGTATTACGTGATGTTTTAACTTGTAGCCCTGTTCCAAATCCATGGCAAGGTGTAGTACCACAGCGTATTGATTTACCAGCAGCTACAGGTAGTGAAGTAGTAGCAGTTAGTAATTTAATTGATATTATTAATGAAATACTTATTGAGGGTCCAAATAATACTGAAGATAGTATTCAAAGAATTAAACAACCAATTGCACTAACAGCCAGTGGTGATATTAATAAACAACGTGCTTTTAATCTATTAATGGCTAATCGTCAGTTTATTCAAGCTGAAATGTTGGCCTTTATAAATCAAAATTGGTTTGTAATCAGTGATGGTGATACAAGTTTTGCTCGTGTTAATACTGCTACTGAACTAACCTTAGGAACAACTACAACAGGTTTTCCAACGGTAACATATCAGCCAGCAAGTTTAAAGGCTATTCGTGATGCAGTATTAGCAGCAAAAGAAGAAATTAAGGCTGAAACAATTAAGTTTATGGCTAATAGCTTTTTTGATAACTTTAGTTTTAATAAACCAAAATGTTATAGAGATGTAGGTTTAATTCTTGATGCAATTTTAAGTGATATGGTATTTGATAGTAATTATAAAACAATTACTGCTGCTATCAGTTACCTACGTGCATATTCAAGCGAAGTATTAGGTGCACAGAAAGTGCAAACTATAGCTGCATTAGAAGCAGCTAAAAAAATAACATTAGCAAGAATTGTAACACCCGCCGCGAAAACAGAAATAAGTACAAGATTTGATATCATTCTTGATATTCTTGAAAAGGAAACAGGTGACGGCTACACAGTAACATTCCCAATACCAGCAAAAAATAGTGAAGAAGATATTGATCATTATACAGCAGTTAATATTTTGCGTGACAATATAGACTTCATTAAGAAAGAAATTGTAGCTTATATTGATGCAAACTTTACTTTAAATGAATTTGATAGAGAAAAATGTAATCGTGATACAGGTCTTATAATTGATGCATTGGGTTACGACCTAATGTTTATTAGTAATTTCCGTAGTATCAGTGCAGGTCGTGCATATTTAAGAGCAAATGCTAAAACAGTTCAAGGTAGTCAAAAATTAGCTACACTTGGTGCATTTAGACATCTAAAGAAACTAGCTGTGGCCATCGTTAAATCAAATAGCCTTGCAGTTAATAGTATTCAAAGCAATATGGACATAATCCTAGATATCCTTGATAAGGGTGAGAGTGCAGTACCTAAGTTTATGATTCCATTTCCAGAAAAAGGTCGTAGCATAGGATTTAAACGTGCCCGTGATTTAGTACAAAAAAATAGAGAATTTATTGTAGATGAAGTACTTACCTATGTAAATACTCCAGGTTTAGAATTACTAAGAGGTACAGTCACTCATCAAATAAATCCTATTACAAATCAATTTTTTACTGATGGTAGTTTTTATCAAGAAGTAGCAACAAATGCAAATTTAAATACTTTAGTAGTAGGTGATCTTGTTAGAATTAGTGGGAAGTTATTTGGAACAAGTACAATTGGAGGATACGCAAATCCATCAACATATAAAGTATCAGTTGTAACTACGGGCACTGGTCCAGGTGTTCAATTCCAAAAATTTAAACTTGTCAACTTAGACGGAACTGCTCTTGTTACAACACCAGGTACAACTGGAAAAACAACAAGTATGAGATTTGAAGTTATCAAAACAGGTACATACGCTGTGCCAACAGGTTTTGATTTTGATAAATGCCGTCGTGACCTAAATCTAATTTTAGATGCTGTATTCTATGATACAACTTATGGTGGTACATTAGAAAGTGTAATTGCTGCTAAAAGTTATTTTGTAGGTGCAGTAAGTCAACTTAATCCTAGCGGTAATGCTGAAGACGAAGTTGCTGCTACTATTAGAGCTTATGAATTACTAAGAACAGTTATTAAAGAAGTTGCAGAAGATAATCTTTGGGTACCAACAGTAGGCAATACAACATCTCAGGTACGTAGCCCAAATGGTAGTGATGGTAGTGAAGAAGCTGCACGTGAAATGGGTACATGTATTGATTTTATTCTAAATGTACTACGTGATGATTCAACAATTGAGGTAAATCTAGATACACAAGCTACACAACCAGATATCAGTTGGGTTGATCCAAAGGCAAGAGCAGCATATGATGCATTACAAGCAGTAAAATTTGATACAGAAGAAGCTGTATCAGATTTTGTAGATGAAAATTATGTATTATTTGGTTATGATCGTGCTAAATGTGCTCGTGATGTTGGTAATGTTATTGAAGCTGTACGTTTTGACATGATGTTTAACAGCAATTTCCGTAGTATTGTAGCTGGTCGCAGCTACTATCGTGCTGTTGCTAGTACAGTTGTTAAGGATCAAAAACCAGCTACATTAGCCAGTTTTCAATTCTTGAAAGGAAAACTACTTGAAATAGTTAAAGCAGTTGATCCAGATAATCCAACAGCAGATGAAAGCGCAAGTATTCAGCGTGTAAGTCGTAGCATGGATATAATATTAGACATTTTAGAAAATGGTTTAACAGCAGAGCCAGCATTTATACGTCCAGAGGCAACAGGTACTGGTGTAAGATCACAAGCAGTATTGACATTGCGTAATAATATTGAAAGTAAGCGTGATGATATAGAAGATGATTTGATCGAATGGATTGATGATCAAATTGAGAATAATCCAGCTTATGAAGATGTTGAATATGATGAAACAGCTTGCCGTAGAGATGTTGAGTATATCTTAGATGCACTATACTATGATCTAACCTATGGTGGTAATTTAGAGACAAGAGTGGCTGCTCAAGCATATTATGCTGCCGCAGATGATAACATTCCTTTAGCACTTGGATCTGATGAAATACAACTAACACTTGCTGCTTACGCTCAACTTAAGGTAATTATTGATGGATATACAGATGCCCCAGTTGTCCCAAGTAATACCCTTATTGACCTTATAATTGACTATATTAATACTGGTATTTTAGATGCTCAAGATATTCCTGACATTAGTTGGGTAAATTTAGGTATTAGAACATTTAATACAAAACTAAGCGAAGCAAGCGTAGTTTCAAGACTTAAGCAACAAGTAACAGACTTTGTAGACTTAAATTTTGCCTATAATAAAGAGAAATGTGCTCGTGATGTAGGTTTCTTAATTGATGCTCTATGCTATGACATATTATATGGTGGAAACGTAGAAACTACACAGGCTGCTACTGCATATTTTGATGGTGCAGTAACTCCAAAAAGTACTATTCCAAAGCAAATTATTCAAACAGTGGCCGCTTATGAGAGACTGAAGGATGTTGTGTCTAACGTAGTACAATTGAAAGATGTACTGCCAAGCACAAATAGTTTTACAGCCAAACAGCGTTTGGAAAGTAGTATGGATCTAATTATTGATATAGTTGCGAATGGTGAGAAAAACACTCCACCAAGACCATATATTATGCCTCTACCAACCGTTGTCCCTAATGTTACAAATAATGCCAGCGTGCGAGGTTATCTAAATGCACGTAATAATATCAGTGCTAATAGAGAATTTATAAAGGCAGAAACTATTGATCATATTGATAGTCAAGTAAACCCACCAAACTATAATAAAGTTAAGTGTGAGCGTGATATTGATCTACTTCTTGATGCAATATTATATGACTTAACTTATGGTGGTAATGCTGCTACAAGAATAGCCAGTGCTGCTTACTATGATGCAAGTGAAACATTAGGTACAGGTGAAGTTGTTGCAACTACAGATGCTTATACAGTAATGGCTAATATCATTGAGTCAGTTGCTTTAGGAGAATTAATTGCTCCAACTAAACAAAATCGTGTTGTACAGGTAGTTGGAAATAGCGTTGAGGTTGAGACTTCTGGAGCTCATACTACTGCTAAGAATCTTGTACTAGAAATTGTAGTGAGAACAGTTGACGTAAAAAATTCAACAGAATTGCAGACGGGATCAAGCTTTACAATTGTAGCTTTAGGTACAAATGTTAATTGGAATGCTGCAGGTGTAGGTGTTACTCCAGCAGTTGGAACAGTATTTACAGCCACAGGGTCAACAACTACAGGTAGTGGTGGTAAAGTTATTAGAACTGTACAAGCGGCAGTAGCTCCATCAACACTTTGGGTAGATACAACATTAACAGAGATCAATGCGTTTATTAATGCAGCTTGGATTGCAGAAGTTAAGAATAAAGTTAATTTAATCTTTAATCCAACTGCACCAGGTGCAGTCAATCAGTTTCCGTCTATTAATTATACTGGTGCATTAAGAAGTAGTTGTGAAGAAGATATTGATGATATAATTCTTGCTGTACGTTTTGATATGTTGTTTGGTAGTAACTTTAGAAGTCAGGTAGCTGGTCGTGCATATTTCCGTGCAATAACTGGTGCTCAAAATGTATTAGCTACGCAAAAGGATGCAAGTCTTGCTGTATTTCAATTAGTTAAAGATCAATTTGCTGATCTTGTAGCAACTGCTGTTCCTGAACAGGTCAAGGCAGGCAAAGCAGGTAATGTTACTGCTGCCGCTGCTGCTGCTGCCCTAGTTCAAAATATTATTGCTTTTATTGATAATGATTTAGATGATCCAAACGAAGTAGAAGCAAACACAGCATGGGTTGATCCAGATCTTGTTGTATTAAGTACAACTCTGGAAGATAGTAAGAATGGTGAAAATGGTGTAGCTAATATACCAGTAAGTATTACAACATATATTAATGATCGTTTTCCAGAGTTAGATTATAGTAGAGATGATTGTCAAGAAGATATCCGTAGTATCACAGATGCGGTACGTTTTGATATGATGTTTGGTGGTAATTTCCGTACAATAAGTGCTGCTCGTGCATATTTCCGCGCAGTGGCGGCAAAAGCAGTAGGTGTACAAAAAATTGCTACATTGGAATCATTTAGATTACTCAAAGAAAAATTAACTGATTTTGTCAAGACTAATGCTACTGCCCTCGACAGAGTATCAGCCAGTATGGATCTATTAATTAGGATAGTTGACAAAGGTCCAAAAGCTATTCCTCAATTTGTTGTTCCAAGTCCAAGTAATTATAATGGTACATTCTTGCACACATTTGGATATGCTCGTAATCTAATTGAAACAAACCGAGATTTTTTAAAGAATGAAGTTCTAAAATGGATTTCAGTAAATAGGCCAACATTAGATTTTAAAGAAGATAAGTGTTTACAAGATTTAGATTTTATTTTAGACGCTATATATTATGATATGACTTATGGCGGCAATATGGAAACAATAATTGCTGGTGGTGCATATTACAGAGGTAGTCGTGCAAACGATTTAAGCCTACCACAAAGGCCTACAATTGATGGTGACGATGTTGAAGCTACAATTGCCGCTTATGGCTACTTGAAGGAATTAATAGAAAAAGTTGCACAGGGTCAGGATGTAAGTCAATTACAAATTGTTATTAAACAAGTTGGTGGTGAGCCAGGTAGTATTGGTGGTGCTCAAACTGCTAAGAATCTTGCTTATGTTGTTAGAAACTTAATTAACAACACAGGAACATATGCAGTTCAAGCTCCAACATTTGTAGTTCCTGATATAAGTTGGGTAGAATTAGAGCTTAAGACTCCAAATGACCTAATTGAGTTATATAAGACCAGTGATGCTGGAAGTGGTGGTTATTTGGGTAGGAGTAGTGTACAAAGTAAATTGACACAATGGATTACTATACAACAAGAATTAGCTGATCCAATTGCCCCAACAGCGTCTACACTGGTTCAGACTGGTCCACTTGCTGGAACCACAGTACTAAGAGTAGGTAGTTTTACGGATTGGTATAAGGTTAATAATAATAGTCTAGTAGTAGTAAATGCTACACAGTTGACAGTTGGCAAGAAATATAAAATATTATCCGCAAATGGCAGTGCATTTACATCAGTAGGTGCTGCTTCAAATAATATTGGCGTGGTATTTACTGCTACAGGTGCAAGTGCAGGTGGTACAGGTACTGTACACGAAATGTATACCTATAATGTAGATAAGTGTGAGCGCGATATAGGTCTTGTAATGGATGCTGTACGTTATGATATGATGTTTGGTACAAACTTTAGAACTAGAACAGCAGCAATTAGTTACTGGAGACAGCAGGCTAATAATGCCCTATTTTCAGGAAGTACAGAAAACAGTACATATCCACAGAAGAACGTTTCAAAATTCTTGTTTACTTATATGAAAGAATTATTACAGACTCTTCCAACCACTGTACCTAAAGCTGGAGCTCCATCTATTCCAGGCATTAGCCCAGGTACAGCACGGACAAGAATTGGTGCATTGATGGATTTGGTTATTGGTATGTTTGATTCATCTGTGGAAAACTTTGCACAAGCAACCGAAACTTTACCAGCTAAGCCATACAGCTTACCATTACCTAGTGGTGGTACAAATAATAGTCGTGATCTTGGATTCCGTGCTGCTCGTGATTTAATTGAAATAAATCGAGATTTTATCAAAGCAGAAGTTCTAAGTTGGATTGATGACCAGAAGCGTGAAAACAGAGATGGTTTTGTAACTCCATTCAACTTTAATAGAACAGAATGTGCAGAAGACTTAGATCTAATCCTTGATGCAGTATATTATGATATGACCTATGGTGGTAACATGGAAAGTTACACAGCAGGTCTTGCATATTATAGTGGTGTTACAAGTGTAAATGCAAGTCTTGGTCAAGATGAGCGTGAAGCTACAATTCGTGCTTACAATTATATGGGACAACTATTGTTCAATGTAGCAAGAAGTATTCTTAATAAGAGTTACCAGGTAGCTATAGAGCAGGTTAAAGGTACAAGTGGTAGTGCTGAAACTGCTAAAAAACTAGGTGAACTTGTTGACATTGTTATTAATGTAGTCAAAGGTGGAACAAAGCAACTTCCACCAAAAATAGATCCAGACTTCTTATCAGGTGATGAAACTCTTGCTTATGTTCGTATTGCTGTACAAGAGCAAAAGTTTGAGTTACAGGCTCGTATTGCAGACTACATTGATGCATTTATTCTACAATATAACACAGAAAAATGCGCTCGTGACGTAGGATTAATTCTTGATGCTGCTATGTTTGACTTAGTATTAAACAGTAACTTCCAAAGTATTACAGCAGGTAGTGTATACTTACAGAAGGCTGCTCAAGTTGTAACTAGCACACAGATTGGTCCACAACTACAGGCTATTAAATTTATTCGTGATCAAGTAATCGCAATAAGTCAGAAGCCACCATTAGTGAAGAATGAACAGGCTATTGGTCGTATAACAAACTTATTTGATGTAATGTTTGATATAATTGATAAAGGTGTTGAGGTAGCTCCAGAGATTGTAAATGTTCCACCTCAAGGTGCTGCATTTAATCAATTTGCCATAAATGCTGCTAATAGCATTATTGCTAATAAGGAATTCTTAAAAGAAGAAGCTGTAGCATATATTACAGCAAACTATAAGACCTATGATCAAAGTCGTTGCACTAGAGATGTTGGTTTAATAATAGATGCAGTATTATATGATTTATTATTAGATACAAATTATAATAGTGTTAAGGCAGGCATTTCTTATCGTCGTGCTACAAGTAGCTTGGTTATAACAGATCAACTGCAAGAAACATTGGGTGCTATTGATTTTGTCAAAAAGAAGGTCGTTGATCTTATTGATGATGCAAATGCTATAGCTAGTGTTACACGTAGCTTTGAATTAATAAGTAGTATCATTGGTGGAGGCTCAGTTCCAACAACAAATATTCCATCTCCAGGTGGTAGTGTATATGCTCTACCACGTCCAAGTGGTATTCTTGTACGTGATAAGGCTTTCCAGGTTGCTGCTGCCAAACTACTTGAAAGTGCTGAGCAAACAGAAATTAAAGGTCTTGTAAGAGATTGGATTCTTTCACAAATAAGCGACGCATCAGAAGGTAGTATTTGGGATGGATTTACTTATACAGGTGACCGTCAGACTGCGTGCGAAGAAGATATTGGATTCGTTCTTAATGCAGTTGCTTATGATTTAACCTATGGTGGCAATATGGAAACAGTGTCAGCGGGTCGTGCATACTATGCAGGTGCTGCTAACGCAAGTTTACAAGAGGCAGCCGAAATTCCAACAACACTTGCTACATATACCTATTTGTCTGAATTAGTTAAGGCTAGATTAGAACAAGCAGGCGTAACAGCACAGGTACAAACTGAAGCTGAAAATTTAGTTCTTCAAGTTAGAAACCTTGTTGATAGTGCAGCAAATAGTGTTGCAAGAGTGCGTTTACCAGATCAAAGTTGGGCAGATCCATTAACACAAGAAATCAGTGCATTCCTAGTTGATGATAAGCCAAGACTACAGGATGTAATTATTGATTACGTAAACAATATTGCTACATATACAGATAACGAGCTACAAACCCCAGCTAATTATGATCAGGATAAATGCCGTAGAGATGTAGGTCTTGTATTAGATGCAGTTAGATATGATTTGATGTTTGGTACAAATTTCCGTACAATTAGTGCAGGACGCAGTTATGCTCGTAGTTTTGCTGAAGTTATTACTACAAGTCAACAGGCAGCCAATAGGAATGCATTCGTTGAGTTGAAAGAAAGAGTATTAGGCAAGAAATTAACTGGTGTAAAACGTGGTGCTAATAATGGTACCTTCACATGTGATGACCCATTCACAATTGATACAACTCCATTATTTGTTGGTCAATCGGTACGTGTAAGTGGCGTATATGGTGTTGGTAATACAGTAACATTGGGAAATTACGCTAATTTAGCAAGTCAGCCAAAGACTTATTTTATCGTAGATACAAACGATAGAACAACATTTACTCTAAGTGAAACAGTTGATGGTCTACCAATTGCAACAACTGGTGCTGAAGATGCTGTTCCATTAGGATTAACATTTGAAATAAGACCAAGTGTTGAACCTTTAGATACAGTAATTACACAAGGTCTATTAGATGTAGTAACTTTAACAGCTAATAATCAAAATACGCCTCTAGTTGTTGGTCGTGAATATAAGATAAAGAGCACTGGCACACAAACTGTAACAGCTGGTGGATTTATTATTGGTGGCAGATATAAAATTACTGCTGTTAACAGCACAAACTTTACAAACGTGGGTGCTGAGGAAAATACTATTGGCGTGGAATTTACTGCTACCGGTGCAGGTACTGGTACTGGTACAGCTACATTTATAACAGATTATAGCTTATACGGTGCTGCTGATAATACAGTTGGTACAGTGTTTAGAGCAACACAGACCACTATTGCTACAACTAAACTAACAGCAGCCGCAAGTGACCAGGCTACAGAGTTAACCGTTGATAGCACTGCTCAATTCCCAGCAACAGGTAGCTTTATAATTCAAGGTGAAGTTATTAGTTATAGTGGTAAGGAGGCGACCAAGTTTACTGGTTGTGTAAGGTCACTGACTAATGCTGTAGATCTACCTGTAGACGCGGAAATAAAAAGTTTAACAGCAGGTACTGGTCAAGTTGAGACAATTAGTATTCGTGAAAGTGCTGAAAGACTATTTAACTTGTTTAATCTCATTCTTGAGACGCAGGGTAATGTTCCTGTTAAACAAGGTGGTAGCGGTACATTCTATAATATTACTCCTCCAAGTGCAGGAACAGGTAATGCATTTACAGCAGAGATCAAAACAGCTAGAGATAATATCAATAAAGCAAGACAAAGTCTTGAAGATGACTTAATTGATTGGATCACTGCAGAGGTAGGTAATGAAAATGGTAATTTTGGTCCACCCTTTAGTTTTGTTGAAGCCTCATGCAGAAATGATATTAAATTAATCTTAGATGCTGTTACTTATGATTTGACGTTTGGTGGAAATCAGGAAACTATTGTCGCTGGTAAGGCATATTATGATGGTACAGCTTTACAGGATGATGAAAAACTTGCTACAATTGATTCTTATAAAAAATTAAGAGAGCTAATCACAACTGTAGCCGGAGCAGATGGTGGTAATACTGGTATTGTACAAACATTGATCGATGAATTAATCACATATATTGATCAAAATAGTGATGATCCAATTGAAATTGAAGCTGATACAAGTTGGGTTGATAGTGAATTGTATGTGTTTAGTGACAAGTTAAAGGCAGAAGCCAATAATGTTGCAGTGAACACAACAACATATATTAATGCTAATTATCCAGGTCTTGATTATAATGTAGCTACTTGCCAACGTGATGTCAAATTGATTATTGAAGCTGTCCGTTGGGATTTAATGTTTGATAGTAATTTCCGTACTGTAACTGCTGCTCGTAGTTACTATAGAGCGCAAGCATCAACAGTGATAGGTGCTCAGAAAGAAGCTACAATTGATGCATTTAGGGTAGTTAAAGTAACATTGGATGAGTTCGTTAAGAGTGATAATGTTGCTCAAACTCGTGTAGCAGCATTAATGGATATAGTAGTCAATACTTTAGTTGGAGGTGTTGGAGTATTACCAGAATTAAGCTTACCATATGGTGCTACCCCAAATGCTACAGATATTGGATTTTTAAATGCTCGTGATCGAATAGAAGAAAATAGACATTTTATTCTTGAAGATATGAGATCATATTTAGAAAACTCAGTAGTTGATGGTGGCCTAGGATTAGGCGATGGGACATCCTTTGATGGCAACTTTACTACAGACGAGTGTTTACGTGATGTTAGTTTAATATTAGATGCTGTACGTTATGACCTAACATACGGTGGTAATTTGGAAAGTGTAGTTGCTGGAAGAGCATATTATGCAGGTACAGTGTTACGTGATACACCAACAAATCAAGCTCATATTGAAGCTACAGAAGCTGCATATACACGTTTAGCAACTGTTTTAGAATCAGTGGCTACGAATAGTAGTAGGTCAACTCTCCCTGGTTACTCAGGCCCATCTCAAGTTAGATCAAATACAGCAGGTAGCGTTGAAGCTGCTGCACAAGCTAAGGCTCTTGTAGATACAGTCAAGAGCTATGTTGGTACAAATCTTGATGATGATGTAGCTGAAATAAGACCAAGCACAAGTTGGGTAGATAATAATCTTGCACTAATTGCTAGTACAATGCTTGATCGTAAAGCAGAAAGCTTGCCATTACAAGTTACTGATTATATTGACGCTCAATTTCCAGCATTAGTTTATAATAAAGATACATGTAAGCGTGATATTCAATATGTAGTAGATGCTGTACGTTTTGATATGATGTTTAATACAAATTTCCGTAGTTGGACAGCAGGTAAAGCCTACTATAGAAATATGACTAGTGCTGCTGTAGTTACAACTACTCAGAAAGTCGCTACATTGGCATCATTTAGATATCTAAAAACTCTTCTTATAGAGATTGCTGGTAATAATGTTACAGCCGTTAATAGAGTAAAAGGTGCAATGAATGTTGTAATTGATACTCTTGAACAAGGTGAAACAACACGTAATGCTAATAATCCTAAGATTGCAGCAGCAGTTGAAGTTATTACAGCTAATAAAGACGTATTGTTAGCCAATATGGAGACATGGTTAGAAGGGCAAGGAACGAGTTTCACGGGTTATAACCTTGGTACATGTTTACGTGATCTTGGATACTTAATTGATGCAATATTATATGACTTAACCTATGGTGGTAATATGGAATCATGGGTGGCTGGTAAAAGTTATTATGGTGGCGCTGTATTAGGAAGTAACGATGATGAGCATGTGGCGTTGACCAAGGCGGCCTTTACAGAATTAGGAAATAAAATTAAGGATCTAAGTGGAGTTGATTTGTTTGCAGTTGGTCCACGTGTCGATACTTTAATTGCCAATGTCAATGCTCTAATTGATGATGAATCAGTTGCAGAGGTTTATGCTGATGCAAGTTGGACAGAAGTTGGTCTACAGGAAGTTGCCGTAACAGTAAGAGCACAAACTAACACAATTAAGACACAGGTAACAAATTACATTAATACAAACTTCCCAACATTAGTTTATAATCAAGATACTTGCCAACGTGACGTAGGCTTAGTCATTGATGCAGTACGTTGGGATATGTTGTTTAATAGTAATTTCCGTAGTATTACTGCGGGACGTAGTTATTGGAGAAGCGTAGCCAATGAAGGTCTGTCACAAGTCGACACTCTTGGTCAAACAGCTAATCAAAAGATTGCAAGTATCGCAGCATTTACATATCTAAAAGATCTGTTATTGGCTGTTGCCGCAGGTAACAAGCTTGCCCAAGAACGTATTACAAATAATATAGACATCGTTCTACAAATTCTTGAGACTGGCCTCAGTGACCAAGAAAACCCAACGATTACATACCCAACACCTGTACGTTCAGAAAATGCTAGAAAAGCTAAAGATATATTATTAGCCAACAAAGCTTTCATTCAAGATGAAATTATAAATTACATTAATAGTAACTTTAATGCTGTATTCTATGATGAAGAAAAATGTGCTCGTGATGTGGAATTAATTTCTACAGCAATCGCTTATGATATGGTACAGGATGGTAACTTTAATACAATTAGAGCAGCACAAGGTTATCTCCGTGCTAATGCAAGTAATGTATTAACACCACAGCAGAAACATATTACAATATTATCAATGAAATATTTGAAGAATCTACTGACAAATTATGTTGGTGGAAATCCTATTGCTAAGACAAGAGTGAAAGAGCTGATTGAAATTGTAATTAATACAATAAACAAGGCGGCTTTAAGTGTAACAGAAATAGACTATGGTACAGCACCAGTTCCAGAGAAGTGGGATGCTACAAATATTGCAGGTGATTATACTAATGATAGTGTAATTAAGACAATTATTGATGATGTAATATCTTATGTAGAAACACCTGCTGATGGTTACACAGTGCCAAATGAATATAACCAAATTAAGTGTAAGCGTGACCTACAGTTTATTTTAGAAGGTCTACGTTATGACTTAACACATGGTGGTAATTGGGCAAGTGTAGTAAGCGCCCGCAGTTACTATGTAGGTACAGAAAATCAACTTGGTAATAATAGTGGTGAAGTAGCAGCTACACTACGTGCATTTGAATACTTGAAGACACAGCCAAATCTATTAGCAAGTATTGAGGGTGAGGTAGACGTTGGTACAGTAAATGTTCCTAATATTGTAACAGCAGAAGAGAGAGTAGCGGACCTAATTGAAATTATTAGGACAGTAATTCAAGATAAAAATGCTATACCAGCAATTGACTATCCAGAGTTATTAGGTAGTGATAATGAACTTGAAGCCGCAAGAAATGTATTGATCAGTAATGTTGAAAATGCAAAAGCAAAAGTAATTCGTTATACAAATGATCGTGCATATTTTGTTTATGATCCAATTAAGTGTGAGCGTGATCTAGAATTAATCTTAGATGCTATACACACTGATATTGTTACAAATAGTAATTTCTTAAGTATTCAAGCAGGTCGTTCTTACTTACGCGCAAGTGCAGAGGATGCCCTTAAAGCAGCGCAGAAGTGGGCAATACTTTCTGGTCTAACACATGCCAAGAGTGTATTAAGTGCTCGAGTTAGCACAAATGCTGAAATGGTATCAAGAATCCGTAATAGACTAAGCAATATTATTGATATTATTAATGATGAATCTGACAGCAATGTAGCACTAATTTTGACAAATAGTACAACAACTTATTCAGCAGTTAGTGATCGTCAAAATAGTGCTGCTGCTATACAATCAGCAAAGGCTACACTAATTGACGATGTTATAACTAGCGTTGCGGATGTCTTAACAGACCCAAATGATGAAAATGCTTGCAGACGTGACCTCAGTTACATCATAGATGCTTTAAGTCACGATGTGTTATACGGTGGTAATTGGGGAGTTACAGTAGCAGCCAAAGCATATTGGGAAAATGGGCAACTAGCCCTTGGTCCTATCGATAATGAAAGAGTAGCTACACTTGAAGCTCTAGATACCTTAAAAAACTTGATCAATGCTCTACCTAGTGTAAATTCAGATGCTGAGATTACAGCCCTAATCAGCAGAATTAAAGCAGTTCTTGATAATGCAGATACTGATGGATTTGATGGCGAGACAGATCTAGAAGAAGCTAATGCTCTAACAATCACAGCCCCAACGCTAACTGGTGCCACACAAGCACATATTGATGCCAATACAACTCTAGTAGCAGCTAAGGATGCTAGCACATACGATATATTAGATTATATCAATAGCAGAACATATTTAGAATATGATAGTGATAAGTGTCAGCGTGATATAGGAATAATACTTGATGCACTACGGTTTGATCAAGTAAAAAATAGTAATTTCAAGAGTATTAAAGCAGGTCAGGCATACTTGAGAAGTTATAGTAAAACTGTTATTGAGGAGCAAAAGCAGGCTACAATTGGGGCTCTGTATTTTGTTAAGAAACAGGTTTCAGAAAACTTATTACAAGCTAATGTTCCTACTGCGGATATTAATTATGTTCGTAGCTTAATGAATATTATTATTGATATTCTAGATCGCGGTGAAACTGCCATACCAGAAGCAGTTATACCAGCTGAAGGTACAGGATCAACTGCTACAATTCTTAATAACAAAGACTTCATTAAAGCTGAAGTACGTGCTTATATTGAAATTAACTATCCAGAGTTAGATTATAATAAGATAACATGTGAAAGAGATGTTGCTTATATCTTAGATGCACTACGTTATGATTTAGCAGTTGGTGGAAATAGTGAAACTATAGAAGCTGGACTAAGTTATTGGGAAGGCAATGCCTTAACATTAGGTACTGGTACAACAGTGACAAGTACTCTTGTAACAGCTGGTAACTTTGTAATTGGTCAAAAGTATCAAATAGCGACTCTAAGTAGCGGTGGTATCCCAGTTGATACAGACTTTACGCTGATTGGTGCAAGTAGTAACACGGTTGGAGTAGTGTTTACTGCTACAGGTAATGGTGAAAGCAATGGTAATGGTCAGGCATTTTTAGTAGTTGGAGTTGAAGAACAAAAATTAGCAACAGTGGGTGCATATGCATTCTTAGCTGATCTTGTTAAGTCTCTCTTAGACAATAATTATTCTGTACAACAGCAAAGCGTAGTTAAGAAAGGTGTTTATGTTGGTACCCCAGATAGTCTATCATTAACAGCTAAGACATTAATAACTAATATTAAGAATATAGTTAATAGTGAAAATTTTGCTGCTGCTCAAGCACTTGCTAATAATACTATTGGCATAGTCTTACCTGGAATAGGTACAAGTTTAGTTAATACTACAATTGTTGCTGCTACAACCAATTTACCAGGTGAAACAACAACTGAGATTAACAAGGCTTTCATCAATTCAAGTACAGGATTATTTGTTGCTGGTAGTGCTGATAATGTTCAGTTCTTCGTATATAATCAAGATAAGTGCTCACGTGATGTTGGTTTTGTGATAGATGCTCTAGCATTTGATTTATTCTTCGGTGGTAATAAGGAAACTAGAGAAGCAGCACTACAGTATGCATACAAGGGCGGTCTAGTGATTCCTTTAGCAACTAAGGTACCAACTGTTGGTGGCTTTACAAGACTTAAGAATATTATGGTTCCTATAGTTACAGGACAGGCTATTACACGTTCAATCGGTTTCGATGAAGATTTAGACCAAGAGACAGAAGGACCATCAAATACTGAGTTTGGTAATGACGCACGAAATAAGGTACAGATTGTAATTGATGTACTAAATGGTAAAGGTGCTCCAGTGCTAGTTGAGCCAGATGCAATAGCTAACAAGACTGCTGATCTGGAGTATTTGGCAATTCGTGAACTTGTTAAAGATAGTGTTTCAACTATTGCTAGCCAGACAATCAAATTCATAAATGAAACTTATGCAGGATTTGGTTACGAACAAGATACTTGTAAGCGTGATATAGGTTTAACATTAGATGCTGTAGCTTATGACTTGATCTATGGTGGTAATAGTAGAACTAAGTTTGCTGCTGAACAGTATTATAGTGGTGGTCGATTCCAGATTCCAGCAGATAGTAAGAGTGCTACAGTGGCTTGCTTTGTTTACTTGGATGCTCTAATTAGAAAAGTAATTAAGAATGAACCTATTGTAACATTCCAAAATTATGTAGATCAAAATAAGAGTAATCAACAAGCTACAGATAGTGAAGTGTTAAATGTTGCAAGTCTAATGGATGCATATACTGATATTTTATCAAATGGTTATATCAGTGTACTACAACTTGATGCAACATTTAATGGTAGTGTAGATGATAATACGTTTGCTACGTTCCACCAAGTTAGTACAATTACTACAACTGGTCACACATTGGAGTGGGTTGGAACTGGTATTGATGTAGATAGTGCTTTACCATACAACGGCGGTGTGCCAAAACCAGAGAATCAATTGGTTAGTGAAAGAGGAGGATTTATCAACTTCACTAGTACAGATGAAAAAGGTGACTTTAGAATTGGTCCAGACTTAACAATTAAGCGTGACTCAGGTAGTATTGTAGGTAGAGCATTTAATAAGAGCTTGTTAGGAGTAATTACACCATACATCCTAGCACTCCAAGGTTAATAGGTTGAAAAAGTTACTTACTTGCATATTTGCAGGTAAGTAACAAATAATAAAGAAAGGATTAATAAATGGCAACAGTACCCTTAAACGCATTTAAAACCGTTACAGCAAGCGTAACAGCAAGCCCAACTAATATTTACACAACACCAGCTGGTGTAACAGGTATTATACTTGGGACACAAGTAACAAACATCACAGATAATACAAGCGCTAATTTTACAGCTTGGCATGTTCGCGGTGTTGTAAGTAGTGAATTAGTCAATGAATTTGAAATTCCTAATAGTGATGCTATTAGCTTTGTAGCAGGAAAGTTGGTTTTAGAATCAGGTGATAGCCTTCGTTGTCAAGGAAGCAGCAACGGTGCCTTAAAAGTTACACTAAGTATTTTAGAATCAGCTAACGATTGATAATCAAGTAATTGATATAGCATAAGGATAGATAAAATGGCAGCACAAAATAAAGTAGAGTTATTTAGTGGTCGTGTAAGGAAAGTCGCAGCCCGAGATATAATGACCAAGGGTTTTGGCTCAGGGAATTCACGCTACGAAGTACGTACACCAGGGGAACCCGTTAAAAACGGCTTCCTAAAATTAAGTGAAGCAGAACCAAACCTATTTGTACCTTGGAGAACAGTAGACCCTGAAACTAACATTGCTCAAGATATTGATCCAAAAACAAGGGTAAATTTTAGTAGTATTGTATACCCAATTGTAAATGGTGTAAGTACGAGTCCTGATGCTACAGCTCCACTAAAGGCGCTATTAGTTTCAGATCAATTTGGTAACAGAAACTGGACAGATAAGATTGCTATTGACGCTGATGATAATATGATCATCAATAGTAACTTGTTTGTAAATGGTACCACAGTGGAAGTTAATACTATACAAACAACTATTGATGACCCAATTATTACTATTGGTGGTGATGTTCCACCTACATTTTATGATGGTGGTAAAGATCGTGGTATTGAATTTCGTTACTGGGATCCGGATGCTAATGGTGGTGAGGGTGGTCCTAAGTTAGGCTTCTTTGGTTTCAAAGCTAGTACAAAAACATTTACATTTATTCCAAGTGGTACTAATGTAAATGAAGTTTTCATTGGTGATTCAGGGGAAACACAAGGTGCTTTTGAAGTTCCAAATTTGAATACACAAAATATTTTTACACCACTAGATACTAATCTAAGAATTGTGCCAGGTGGTAGTGGCACAGTTGTTATTGAAAGTTCTATTACACAAGGAACTTGGAATGCCGATGTTATTGATGTTGGATTTGGCGGTACTGGTCGAGTTGAGTTACCAGAAGGCGGTATGCTATTTGGTAATGGAGACGGCCCAGTAGGTGTTACAAATCCAGCATTGGTTAATGGTAGTATCTTACAAAGTGATAAAGGAGGTAGACCTTATTTTAGTAATATAGTAGATTGCGGAACATTCTAACCAAAATTGGCTAAATAGTCTCTAAAGACTTTATAAGTTAAAATGAGATGCGATCAATTATCTATTAATCTGAGCAAAAAAGGGGTCTGTATAAGGCCCTTTTTTATATGTATTACAGAAAGGAGGCATAGGTTTTAAATGGCTGCACAACAACGAGTAGAACTCTTTAGTGGCCGAGTTAAAAAGATTAAGCCTGATAAAGTCAGTGAACACCGCTACGATTTTTTAAAACTAAGTGAAGCAGAACCAGACCTTGGCGTTCCAGAAACAACTGATAGTGCAGATGTTAGACGTATACTATTAACTGATAAGAATGGTAAACGCTATTGGAGCGATACTGTACAAATTGATGATAATGGTGATTTACAGAGCAGCGGTCAAATACAGGCTGATGCGTTTCACACTGACCGTTTAGAAGTAACCGACAATGGAATAAACGCTAGATTTGGCAATGAGGATATAAACTTAACTACAAATGGCAACTTACAAACTACAGGACTGGTTAAATTTGATACAGCAATGGGCGTAAAAATAGGTAATCCAGACCAGCCAGGATTGATTAGTAGAGCAGTAGCAATGAATACAGCCACACCTATATCAAGAGGAATGGCACAAATGAATTTTATATTAGGTAAACTAGTGCCTAAACCACCGCCAAATTTCCCTAAACTTAAAAATGGCATCAGTCAAATATTAAGTATACAAGGGGTATCAAGTTTTAGGATGTGTGATTTTGTTCAAACTGATAATACTCCTAGTCAAAATAAATCAGTAGGTGGTGGTACTATTGTTAATGTAGTGCGTAGAAGCAATACTTATACAACAAATACTATTCAAGACTGCGGTCCAGGTGATAGAGGAAGCATTACAGTGTATAAAAATGGAGTAGCTAGTGGCAACAAGGAATTAACAAATATTCTACAAGAAAGTGATGATGAAAATAGTCCTTTGTATTTGTTGGGAATAGATAATGGTACCTATGATGATTTGGTTATAACCGACGATAAAGATTTTTCTAAAATTGCTGTACCGGCTATAAGCCCATTATTTTGGCAAAGTTTTGATGCATCAGCAACTGGAACTGTTTTTTCAGGTTGGAATGAAGTTTATATTGAACATAATAATTTATTTCCAGAAACTGTGCCAGCAACTACAGGTACTACTAATACAGCAGTTTGGTACTATGATGCAAGTACACCTGGTAGTCCAGTATTCAGTAATGTTACATTTGAACCATCAGATAATGTGACTTTGAGCTATAGTAGTGGGATTCCTCATTATTCAAGTGCTACAGTTTTTACTTTAGGATTTGATATAGGAAAACTGAGTGGTGATATGTATCCCACTAGTGATACATTCATTACCAGCGTAGGAGGTGGCGCATTTGGTGTACCTACACCAATTACATACGCAGATGCCAATATAACTACTCCATTGCCACGTAATTATTTGAGCACTACAACTATTTCACTAACAACAAGTGTAAGGATAAAAACAGGTGTGGGCAGCAGCTCTGGTAATGTAAGTTTGACTGCACTCAATAGTTATGGATCAACACAACAGGCATTCACACCAAGTGGTATTGTATTATTTAAAACTGGCACAAGTAATATTAATACTATTGAAGAAACTAATATTGCCGCTGCTGCTACATTTGGTAGTGGAAGCTCAAATGCTTATCGTATTGTAAGCCTAGGTATTGGAGATACACCTAGCTTTACAAGTAATGCTGTGGCTTTTAATAGTGTATCAAGTAGTATAGAAACTTATGATGCTGTGGTTGTTGGACAAGGAAATCAAGCAGTGCTTAAGCACGATGCTACAGATTATAGTACAGGATTTTTGCCATCTGGGCCTAATAGAAGTGGTCAAGGAACAGATCAATATTTTAATTTTGCCTTAAAAAGAAGTGCTGTAAGTAAATTTAATATAAACATAACAGGAATTTTAAGAGGATTATGGGTGGCAGTTCCTGGTGGTATAGGAACAAATAATGGATTAAATGGATGGTTAAGAATGGATCAAGCCTATGCTGGTAGCGGTATTCCAGGTGCTGGTACAGGTGGTAATGGATCAAATGGCTGTAGTATTGGTGGTGTGGTTACATTAGACAGTAATGTTACTCAAAGCAGAACATGTACTTTTGGTACTCTCAGTACAAGTAATACAGTCACTAACGAAATTTATATAAGAATAAAACTACTGCCAGGTGATGTTATTACAGCTTTAAGTTTATCAGGAGCAACCAACTGATGGCAATTGTTGATAAACAAAAAGTTGATCTATTATATAAGAAGCTTTTTGGTGTATCTAAGACTGACTTCAATACACTTAAGGGCGCTAGTAACGAAGTTATACCAAGTCCCGCATTGATACGTGGTGATACAATTTGGACACAGTCAAATCTTATTATACAAGCGCCTGCCGAACCTGCCGCTGTAGATAATATTGTTGAATATATCCTAGTAGAATGTGTACCAGATAATACCACTACTCCAATTAACGGTGTATTCCCAACGTGGATAGCTAAAACTGTAGAGGACCCTCCTGTAGAATATAAAAATTGGATTTCACCAGAATTTGGCCCTGGGTATCTAATTGAAGTATATATAGGTGATCCAAATAGTAATGGTATTAGAATATTTGATGCTGGTATAAATGATAAGGGTGCTTACTACTTTGACTATATGTCTGGTGTGCTAAACTTTACAAATTATTTAGATAATGGTAATAACAGTAATGTATTACCTAATGAATTAAGTGGCAATAACATTTGGATAAGAGGTTATAGATATATTGGATTTGTTGGTATCAGTGATCAACAAGATGGCAAATTTGGTAACTTACAGCTCAGTAGAAATACTGTACAAGCTATAAACAAAGATATTGACGATAATCCAGTTACTGGTGACGTAATACTTAGACCACAATTAGTAAATGGTGTGGCTCGTATTCAAGGTAGTCAGTTTAGTCAACACTTATTTACAAGTGGTATTGCAGAATTTAATACAGCATACGCCAAAACAAGTTTATTGGCTACAAGAGAAACACTTAATGGGACTTGGGAAGAATTAACATTAGATGGTTTAGCACCAGGACTTACTAATAGGATCTTTTTAGAGAATAATTATACCTATAAAATTAGAACAGAAATAACAGGTAAGTTAGTTGGCGGCACAGATAGTGCCATTTGGAATTTACAATTTTTAGCACAAAGAGGAGCAAATGCATCTACTACATCAATAATTGGAAGTACTTTAACAGAAAAAGTTGCAGGATCCTCACAAACAACAGTTACTATATTAATAGTTAACGCTGGTAATTTTGTAAATGGAAATATCTATAAAATTAAAACATTAGGTAATACAGATTGGGCTAGTATAGCAGAAAACTATGCTATGGACTTTGAAGTAGGCACTGTTTTTACAGCCACTGGAGAAGGTAGTGGTACTGGGGATGCTTATTTGTACTTGACACCACAACAAAGTTTAGATTTAAGTTGGAGTGTGAAGGCAGAAGCAGATACAACTAACGGTTTAATACAGATTATGGTTAAAGGTCCTGATAAAGTTGATCCAGGAGATGCCAATAAAAACATTAAATGGTTTGCAGCGATAAATATATTGGAAATCTACCAGATTTAAGGGACAGTAATGGCTTTGGCATTAAACATTGGTTTTAATACTGAAAACGTAGTTTTTTACTACGTTGATATGCCTACAACTCTTAAATTTGATTATACCAAAAAAATTTTTAAGAATATTTTTTACTGTCAGCCTGTAAAATTTGATGTCATTAGCAATGTAACCAATTCATCAGCAATTATTAGAAAGCTATTTTCTTCAATGACATATTGGCATAAAGATCATATCCATAAAAATTTTTTAGGCCAAAGTTGTAGAAGAAATAAATGAGCGTATTAAAAAGATATATCCAAGGTGTACAAGGTCTCCAGGATGGATGGCGTGCCATTATGGTTGGAGAACGTGGGCTTCAGGGTAGTCAAGGTACTCAAGGCTCCAGTGCCACAGGTGGTAGTTTTGTACATGGTCAAAATATTCCAGCTGATACTTGGTACGTTAATCACAACTTAGGTATAAAATATGTAACCGTACAAATCTACGACGATAATGATGAAAGTGTAGATTTAGGTAAGCCAGATAGTCCATATATTGAAGCTGTTGATGCAGGTAATTTAATTGTTTACTGGGGCGCAAATAATCTCCAAACTGGTAAAATTGCTGTAATTAGTGGTGGCGGTATACAAGGTATACAGGGTATACAGGGTCAACAAGGTATACAAGGTAATTTTGGTCCAATAGGTGTGCAAGGTCGTCTAGGTAATCAAGGTATCCAAGGTATTCAAGGTCTTGGATTTAATTGGCGTGGTGACTGGAATGTAGCTACAGAGTATAGGTTTAACGACGTAGTATTCTACGATGGTGGTAGTTGGGTAGCTAAACAGGCTAATCAAGGACAGGCTGCTCCCGATATAGCTAGTGCTTTTTGGGACTTAATGACAGCCCAAGGTCCACAAGGTATACAAGGTATACAAGGACGTCTAGGACCACAAGGTACGCAAGGCCCACAAGGTGCACAAGGTGCACAAGGTAATTTAGGTAGTCAAGGTAATCAAGGTACCCAAGGTATTCAAGGCCGTGGTATTATATGGAAAGGATTTTGGGATGTAGCTACTGAATACTTTATTGGTGATATGGTATACTACAACGGTGGTAGCTGGGTCAGTAAAATTGGTGGCGAAGGCCCAATAAACATTGGTAATCGACCTGATTTTGGTAGTGCATATTGGGATCAATCCACCGCCCAAGGTTTACAAGGTGTACAAGGCGTACAAGGTGTACAGGGTGTACAGGGTGTACAAGGCGTGCAAGGCGTGCAAGGTGTACAGGGTGTACAGGGTGTACAAGGTGTACAGGGTGTCCAAGGCGTACAGGGTGTACAAGGTGTACAAGGTGTCCAAGGTGTACAAGGTGTACAGGGCGTTCAAGGAGTGCAAGGCGTACAAGGTGTACAGGGTGTACAAGGTGTACAAGGCGTCCAGGGTGTACAAGGGGTCCAAGGTGTACAAGGGGTTCAAGGCGTACAAGGTGTACAAGGTGTACAAGGTGTACAAGGCGTACAGGGTGTACAGGGTGTACAGGGTGTACAAGGTGTGCAAGGTGTACAGGGCGTTCAAGGCGTACAGGGTGTACAAGGTGTACAGGGCGTTCAAGGAGTTCAAGGCGTACAAGGTGTACAGGGCGTACAAGGTGTACAAGGTATTCAAGGTGTAGGCTTTATTTGGCGTGGTCCTTGGAACTTTAATACACTATATCAAAAAAATCATACTGTTGGGTATGCTGGATTTAGTTTTGTAAGTTTAGAACATAATAACATTGGAAATGATCCATTTGAAACACTGGGTGTTTGGTGGGATATTATTGCTGCTCAAGGTGTTCAGGGTGTACAAGGCGTACAAGGCGTACAGGGTGTACAGGGTGTACAGGGTGTACAAGGTGTGCAAGGTGTACAGGGCGTTCAAGGCGTACAGGGTGTACAAGGTGTACAGGGGGTACAAGGTGTACAGGGCGTTCAAGGTGTACAGGGGGTACAGGGTGTACAAGGTGTACAAGGTGTACAAGGTGTACAAGGTGTACAAGGCGTTCAGGGTGTACAAGGCGTTCAAGGTGTACAGGGTGTACAGGGTGTACAGGGTGTACAAGGCGTTCAGGGTGTACAAGGCGTTCAGGGTGTACAGGGCGTTCAAGGTGTCCAGGGTGTCCAGGGTGTACAAGGTGTACAAGGTGTACAGGGTGTACAGGGTGTACAAGGCGTCCAGGGTGTTCAAGGCGTACAAGGTATACAAGGTTTTGGTATTATATGGCGTGGAATGTATAATTTTAACACCAGATATTATCAAAATGAGGTAGTTTTTTATAATGGCTCAAGTTGGATAGTAGTCTATACTGGTGTTGATGGTGTAACACCTGGGAGAGAAGATCCAACAACTGTACCTGGACCAGAATATAATGACACATATTGGGAATTATTAGCAAGCCAAGGTATTCAAGGTATACAGGGTGTACAAGGCGTACAGGGCGTTCAAGGTGTACAGGGGGTACAGGGTGTACAAGGTGTACAAGGTGTACAAGGCGTTCAGGGTGTACAAGGTGTACAAGGTGTACAAGGTGTACAAGGTGTACAGGGAGTACAAGGTGTACAGGGTGTACAAGGTGTACAAGGTGTACAAGGCGTTCAGGGAGTACAGGGAGTACAAGGTGTACAGGGAGTACAAGGTGTACAGGGCGTTCAAGGAGTGCAAGGCGTACAAGGTGTACAGGGTGTACAAGGCGTACAAGGCGTTCAAGGTGTACAAGGCGTACAAGGTGTACAAGGTGTACAGGGTGTACAGGGCGTTCAAGGTGTACAGGGTGTACAAGGTGTTCAAGGTGTACAAGGCGTTCAGGGTGTACAAGGCGTTCAAGGCGTTCAAGGTGTACAGGGAGTACAAGGTGTACAGGGCGTTCAAGGTGTACAGGGTGTACAGGGTGTACAAGGTGTTCAAGGTGTACAGGGCGTACAAGGTGTACAAGGCGTTCAGGGTGTACAGGGTGTCCAAGGTGTACAAGGTGTACAAGGGGTACAGGGGCTACAAGGTGTGCAAGGCGTACAGGGTGTACAAGGTGTGCAAGGTGTGCAAGGTGTACAAGGTGTGCAAGGCGTTCAAGGTGTGCAAGGTGTACAGGGTGTACAAGGTGT